TTTATCTGCAAATGGAATTATTAAATTTGGTTCTAATTTACAGATTAATGATGGTTCTTTTAATGTGATTACCATTAATAGTACTAGTATTGATACATCAGCTAATATTAATTTGTTAAATAATACACCAGAGATAAAATTTAAATTTGGTTCTAATTTACAGATTAATGATGGTTCTTTTAATGTGATTACCATTAATAGTACTAGTATTGATACATTAGCTAATATTAATTTGTTAAATAATACACCAGAGATAAAATTTAAAGATAGATTAAAATTATATAATACTACATATAGTGATAATTCAAGTAATGCAATTCTTATATATAATACTAGTTTGAATGATTATGAAAAAAAATATTTAAAAAAAGTTACAATAGGTATTACAGATATATCAATGAATGTATATTTTTGTAATATTATTAATAATTCTACGGATAGTTTAACATTTACAGGTAAAATTGTGTCAGTTTCAAATATTAGTAATTCGTCACATATTATATTTCAAGGTTATTCTAGAATAATAAATGGTATTAATACAGTTACTTTTACTACAAATATATTATTTTCATCTGATCCTAATTGGACTATAAAAACAATGAGATTCGAAAATACTAATCTAGTTATAGAAATATCAGATAATAGTATAATAACTTCAAATTGGATAATATCACTAGAAAGTATTTTTATTTAAAATTTTTTAATTAAATTAATTATTACTTAATTTTACGCACTTACCATTTATATCACAAGTATTATTTTTAATTAAATTATTTCTTTCATTATTTATAATAGTATCACCATTTTTTTGTAAAAATAAACGATAATCAGAACTAGATTTAATAGCATTCATATCTTTTAATACTTGATCAATAATGTTAGTTCTTACATAGTTTGTAATAAAACGACCATCTTGCATTAATGCAGGGCATCCATTAGACCAATAACGATTGTCCATATATAATTATAATTAGATATTTTTATTTATTATTAAATTTTAGATAATTCGTCAATTAAGTCTTGTTTAGTTTTTTTTTTTTGATGTCCATTAACTATTTTATCTAAATTTAAATTTTTATTTTTTGCTATATTTTGTAATTCTACTAATTTCATTTTAGATAAAATAGTTAAATCACTTTTTTCATTATTAATTATTACTATTTTTTGTTCTGAATCATTTACTACTATTTTTTGTTCTGAATCACTTTTTTCAGTATTATTTGTAATTTTTAGAAATAATCTTGGATTTTCTGATTCATATATTAAATTTGTAATTGTTTTAGATACCATTAATGAATCTGAAATAGTTGTTTCTAAATTATTATCATTATCATTAGAATAAATTTCTAAATGTTTAGTTTCTGACTCTATTTTTGATTCTGAATTATTTTTAAAATTAGAATTTTTATTTTCAGATAGTGATGATAATTTTACACTTTCAATATTTTCTGAACTTTGTAAAGAAGACGATTCTTTTAAAGAAGATTCTGTTATATGCTTAACAGATTGATTTAACATTTTTATTGGTAATAAAATGGATAAATTTTTATTTTCATCCTTTAATGATTTACTTTTAGTTAAAAAATATGTATTTTGGATTTCATTAATTTCATTAATTTCATGATTTTCATAATTTAAAGGTTTACTTTTATTTACAAAATCTGTATTTTGAATAGAATTATCTGTTAAATGTTTTAATTCTTTAATTTTATCTTCACAAAAAAGCAAACGATATCGTTGTAATTCTAATTCTTTATATAAAAAAAATATTACTATAGCTAAACTTAACAATATTAAAAATTTAAAATCAATTAGTCCCATTATCTAAAGTAAATATATTTATATATTATAAACACACTCTAAATAAATTCTAATATATAATATTAAATAATGTTAAAAACATCAACAATTTTTACAATAAAATGTGCATTTATTAATATATTAAATACAGTTATAATTTCAGAATTAATAAGTAAATATTTAAAAGATAATGAATTTTTTACAAACGAATGGTTATATTCAGCATATGGAATGTTACTAGCATATATAATTTATATAATATTAATTAAAAATAAAATTATACAATTTTCATATAATTCTAGATTTAATTCTAGATTTACTCAACCAACTATAGATTTATTAAGACTAAGCTTATTATTATTTTTAACAAAAATTATTACAAATTTACTTGAACATGGAATAATTAATCTTAAATTATTATGGATATATAAAACATTTCTAATTCTAATATCTTACTTTATATCTGATATTATTTTAGCTGATTTTTTAATAAAGTTTAATAATTACCAATTATTATTTTATTTTATTTGTAAAGTATTCTTAACAAATTATTTAATTATTTTATTTTTATATAATCAATTTACTATTGATAATTTTATAGATAGATTTTCATTTTTAATTAGTTATATATTTTTTGAAATAATTATAAAAAAAATTATAATAATTTAAAACTAAGACTTATTAAATTATTAATGACCGGCGGTTTAATACAATTAGTATCATTTGGAAAACAAGATGGATACTTAACATTTAATCCACAAATTACTTATTTTAAAAAAAATTATAGAAGACATACTATTTTTGGTATTGAATTAATAGAAAATATTCCAGATCAACAAGCTGAATATGATAATAGAATTTCATTTAAATTAAATAATATTTCAGATTTAATTTCAAAATGTTATGTTGAAATTGAATTACCATCTCTATCTTTTATAGAAAGTACACAAATAACTAATTTAAAACAAAATGAATTACAAAATATTACAAAAAATATAATAAAATGGAAAACGTTATATGAAAATTTAAAAAAATATTGTATGATTGAAATTCAATTATATCAAATATTAATTAGTCTTTTAGATTCTATTAATATTAATTTAACAATCATTAAACAAAATACAATTAAATTTAATACAAAATATAAAAAATCAAAAGATGAATTAATTAATTTAATTTTTGATAATATATATGATGATATTAATTTAAGTGGGTATATTTTACAATTAGATAATTGGGGACAGAGTGATGATATTTATTATAATGAATCAATAAATATAAAAAGAGCCAAGTTAAAAGAAGGAATTAATAAATATTATACAAATATGGTAACTTATTTAAAATATTATCATTCAAATTATATTTTTAATCAAAATAAATACAATCAATTAAAAAATAAAAATGTAAATTTTGCTTGGATAGAAAATCTAGCTCATTATTTTTTTACTGATTTTGAAGTTGAAATAGGAGGTCAAGTTATTGAAAAATATAGTGCAGACCAATCTTTTATTTATCAAACACATCACATAAAAGAAGAACAAAAAAAAATATATAATTCAATGATTGGAAATAAAGAAAATTTAATTTCATTTAATAACTATAAAAAAAATTCAACTACATTATTTTTACCATTAAATTTTTGGTTTTGTAAAGATATTGGTTCATCATTACCAGCTGTTGCTTTATCAAATTCAAGTATTTCAATTAATTTAAAATTAAATAAATTAAAAAATTTAATATATTTTAGAGATTATGAAAAAGAATATTATAATTTACTAAAAATAACTATTCCATTTAATAAAACAATTCATAATAAATTAGTTTGGAATGAATATAAATATGATAATTATAGTAAATTATTAACTTATCATTGTTCTCAAATTAATTATCAATTATTAGTTTTACATTATCCTTCATTAGCTAAAGAAGATAAAAATGATACTTTATTTGAAATAATAAAAAATTATGGTAAAGATACTAGTGGTAATTATATAAAAAATCAAAGTATTTATAATAATGGAGATAATATAGATTTAAATGGAGTGTATATGAAATTAAATGAATGGATTAGATATAAAATTAATTATAAACCATTGTCAAATGACATACGTCAAATATTAGATAGAGATTCTTTTAATAATTATAATCAATATTATAGTTTAATTGAAAAACCAAAAATTAAATTAATAACTGAATGTATTTATTTAGATGATATAGAAAGAAGCAAATTTTGCTCATCTAAATTAGAATATGTTATTGAACTATTTCAAGAAAACTTATTTGATTTAGATAGAAGATTATTATTTAATGGGGAACTTAGTTTAGATAGACCAACGAAAGAATTATTATGGACAACTCAACCAAAACTATTTTTAAATGGATTATGTGAATTTGGCAAAATATATACTCAATACGACTATACTAATTTTTTTGAAAATAATATATATACAAGTTATAATATTTTATTAAATCAAATGCAATTAACAAAACCAAAATTAACAGATACTTTTTATAATGAATTACAATCATATAAATATTATAATAATTTATTACCTAAAGGTGTTTCTGCTTATAATTTTGGAATTTTTTCAGAAGAATTACAACCTTCAGGAACTGTTAATTTTACAATATTAAAAGGTAAATTAATAAATTTTAATTTAAATTTAAAATTTATAGAAGAATATTTTGATGAGATTAATAATACTAAAATTAATCCAAATAAAGTTGGTATTTTTCTTAAATTTTATTCAAGAAGTTATAATTTTTTTGTAGTAGAGAAAGGAATGGGACAAATTTTATTTTCAAATTAATTTTATAAAAAATCTTTTATATCTTCAACATCATAATCAGAAATTGTATCATTTTTTATATTAATAAAAAATGGATTTAATAAATTATCTATTTTTAAATTTACCATATTAAAATTTTCATAATTTTCTATAGTTTGTTCTATTAAATTTAAAGTTTTAGTTTGAACTAATACAATATAATTAATTTTGTCATCATCTTTTAAATAATTAAAATCTGTTATTAACATTGTTTGAATATTTCCTATTTTAAAAAAGTTATGTCCTAATAATTTATATAATTTAGTTAAACTTTGAATTACATTTTCAAAAATAAAATTTTTACTATTATTTATATTTGTTTTAACTATTGGTATTATTTTAATTCCAAATAATTGCTCTCCAAAAGCACAATCAAATAAAGATTTAACACGTAATTTTAAATTTAATAAATGTTCTATTTGATATTTATTATCTTTTATCCAATAAATTTTATTTTTATAAGCTAAATTCCATTTTGATAAAGATATAATTATTTGAATTTTTTCTTTTAGTAATTCATATAAAGTAACCAAAACAGCTACTGTTTTTTTATATCTTTTTAATGGAATATATTTAATTAACTCATAAAATGAATATTTAATAAAAATATCTAAATAATTATTTATTAATAAACTTAATATTTTAGAAGCATTCTCATCATTAAAAAATTCTATTAAATTAAAAAATTTAAAAATTAATAAATGTTTATATTTAATATTTTTTAAATCATTATTAAATGAATCATAATTTATCATTATTAAATTATAATGATAAATTTAAATATAATTTTACTTTTCAATTTTAAGAAGTTTTATGTGTTCAATAATTAAAAGCCAATCTTTTTTTGGAACAATTTCTTTATAATCACGTTTTAATATATCAATACTGTCACGAGAAAGTTGAGCAATTAATTTATCAGTAACGTCAAATTGTCTATTAATTATTAATTGATTTGGATTATCAAGACGAATACATATTTCTTGTCCTTCTTCTCCTTTTTCTTTTTCTTTATGTTCAAATTGAATATTTAAAACTTTTCCAAGATGAACATTTTTTTCAGGAATACAAATAGGTGTATTTTTATATAAAGTTCCTTTTTTAATCTTTACACCAAACATTAAATGGTCAGAACCACCTTTCATAAAAAGGTATTGTTTTAAAATTACCATTTCAACTGGAAAAATAACATTATTATTTATATTTTGTCGTGCTTTAATCATTTTTTCTTTTTCTATTTTATACAATTCAACAAGTTTGTAAATTACTTCTGAAGAAAGTAGTGTAATATCCTTTTTTTTAGCATATTCAAATACATCAGTATTATTAAATGCACCAAAATACAAATAAATTCTATTTTCAGGAAGCGTATCTGCTTCTGTTTTCATTAGAATTAAGTCTATAAACTTATTTGATGGTTCGCCAATATAAGCACCAGCAATATTAATACCCGCTTTTTGAAATATTGAATAACCAGCATCAAGTTCTCCAAATGTTTGTGTTCCAATAAAAACACCAGGAGATATAAAATCATAAGACTTCCAAACAGCATTAATTTCTTGATTTGCATTATTTATAGCATCTGCTTCTGCATCTACGCTACTTGTTTTAATTGGAAAAAGATGTGTTCCTGGATACGCACCGTCAAGATTTGAACCAATAATTTTACAACCAATTGATGCACGAATAGAATCTTTATAATCCCAATTAGTTTTTTTACCAAGTTGCGTTAATGCAGAAGGAATTAGTAAATTGCGAATAGTGCAAATATTTGGACCAGTTATTGTAGAAACTACAAATTTATCTCCAATATTAATTGTTCCATTATTTAGAATAACATCAATAGTATATCCATTATGTTTATCATATTTAGATTCCATAATAGTACAACTAACTGTATCTTGGTATAGTATTTTTTTAAGCATCCAGTTTTGTGCAGTATAAACAAGTAATGCTAATAAATCTGCAATGCCTTCACCTGTTTTTGAAGATACAGGTACTATAGAATAAATTTGTTTTGGATTAGAATTCTTAAAATAGAATTCTGCATTAATATCTTCTTTAGAAAGATCATATTTAATATCTTCTAGTTTTGCCATTAACATCATAGACATATCTTTAGATTGTTCTTTAAGTGCCTCACGTAAATTAGGTGATTTTGTAGTTTTCCAACCATTAATTTTATCTAATTTAGTAACAGCAACAACAAAAGGAATTTTTTTTTCTTTAAGAAGTTTAATTGCTTCTTTAGTTTGTTCTTGAATACTTTCTTCAATATCAATAATTAAAATACCTAGATCACATATACTAGTTCCTACATCACGAAGACTTTGAAATTCAGAATGACCCGGAGTATCAATCATTAAAATACCAGGTATATTACATATAACTTCAAATTTTCCTTTGATAGAACTACAGCTATTTTTTATAGTTTCAATAGGAAAAAAAGTTGAACCAATATGTTGTGTAATACCACCAACTTCTTTTTCTTGAATATTTGTATTACGAAGTTTATCTAAAAGACTTGTCTTTCCTGCATCAACATGACCTACAATACAACAAATAGGTGCTTTTAAAGTATTATCAATTTCTATACCATTTACTTTTTTTTCTTTAGTAATAATTTCTTTTTTAACAGTAGAAACTGTAGAATATAAGTTATTCATTAAATATATATTATAAAATATCATTTTTTCTTTATATTCATTTAATTATAAAATAAACAAAAATTGAAACTATTTAAACTTGTATTTAGTATTATAATATTAAATGGGAGTACCAGGATTTTTTTTATGGTTATGGAAAAATTATAAACAATCACATTTTGTTTTTCAAAAAGAAAAATTATTAATTGGTGATAATAAAAAAATAGAAGAAATTATTTCAGAATTAAATAAAATTGATTATTTTTTAATAGATACAAATTGTTTAATACATCCAATGTGTTTTAAAATTTTGGCAGAAAATCCAGAAATAACTAATATTGAAATATTAGAAGGAAAGATGATAAATAAAGTTTTAGAATATATAACATATTTAGTTGATTATGTTAAACCAAATCAAGGAGTTTTTATTGCAATAGATGGAGTTGCTCCTGTAGCTAAAATTAAACAACAACGTAGTAGACGTTTTAAATCAATTCATGATAAAGAATTATATGATAAAATTCGTAAAAAACATAATAAACCAATTCCTACATTTTGGAATAATAGTGCAATTACACCAGGAACAGTATTTATGGAAAAATTACATTATAAAATAATTGATTGGGCTAAACTACAAAAAGTTAAAATAATTTATTCTTCATGTAATACACCGGCTGAAGGTGAACATAAATTATTACAATTTATTCGCGAAAATCAGAAAGAACAAAAAGATTTTAAATATGTATTATATGGTTTAGATGCGGATTTAATTTTCTTAGCATTAAGCACAAACAGTGATAAAATATACTTATTACGGGAAGCTAATCAAATGAATAAACACGAGTCTGTTGATGCATTAAACTTTGTTTCAATTAGAATTATGAAAGAATGTATTGTAGAAACAATGAATATACAATATCAAAAAAATTTAATAGAACCAATTGATATAAAATTAAATAATGATAATTTAATTAATGATTTTATCTTTTTATGTTATTTATTAGGTAATGATTTTTTACCACATTTACCTTCATTAGATATACATAAAGATGGTATAGAATATTTAGTTGAATCTTATATGGAAGTATTTTTTGAACTTAGTGACACAAAAGATAAATATTTACTTGATATTAATAAAAAAATTATAATTAATATAGATTTTTTTAAAAAAATTATTGATAAATTAGCAGAAAAAGAAGAAGTAATATTAAGAGACCATTATGCAGAAGGGAAAAAAAGAATGAGATGTAATTCAAATGATTCTTATGAACAAGAAATATTTAGAATTGAAAATTTACAATTTAAATTCGACGACCCTGTTTTATTAGGTTCTGATAATCCAATTGAATGGAGAAAAAGATATTATAATCATTATTTTGGTTGTGAATCAGAAAAAAGTATAGAAAATTTAAGTGAACAATTAGTAAAAAATTATTTAATAGGAATTAAATGGGTAACAATATATTATTTTGATAAATGTCCATCTTGGGAATGGTATTTTCCATTTGAAAACCCACCATTTATATCTGATATTAAAAAATATTTAAATAAAGTTAAAATAAATAATATTAAATTTAATGAAAATAAACCATTAAAACCATTTGTGCAATTATTATCTGTATTACCCCAACAATCTAATTATTTATTACCAAATAATTTAAAAAAATTAATGACAAATTATAATTCATCATTATCTCATTTATATCCAATAGATTTTGAACAAGATTATTTAAATAAATCTAAATATTGGATGACAATACCTAAATTACCACCACTTGAAATAGATTTAATTAAATATATATATATGAAATATCAAGATGAACTTTCTAAAGAAGATAATTTTAGAAATAGACTTTGTGAAAATTTAATTTTTAATTAAAATTATATAAAAAGTTTTTATTTAATAAAAATATACAATATATTAATTTATGGATAAAAATAATTATAACTTAATACCCGAAAGAATTAATCAAATAAATAAAATGCTCCAAGGTAAAAATGTAGAATCGATATTAGATACAAAATCAAGTTCTGAAACAGAGCAAACAAAATCAGAAGATATTCGCGATTTAATGCCAAAAAAATATATAGATTTTTCAAAAGCAATTTCAGAATTAGGTGGAAAATTATTATATATTAAAAGTGGTTCAACCGGTCATACATTTAAAGGTGTTTATCCACCTTTAGAAGATGGTACACATGATTTAAGAAAATCATATGCAGTAAAAATTGTTGCATATCCAAAAAAAGAAAATTATGGAGATATGTATAATATAAAAAGACCAGAAAACGCAGAGTTAATGATGATTAAATTATTATCTCAATTTGTAAGAAAATCAGAAACTCCCCATATTGTTTTACCAATTGCAACATTTAATACATCAATTAAACCATTTTTATCATTAGCTAAATCAAATTTAGTAGAAAGTAAAAAATTTGACCAATTTTTAGAAAAATATCAAAATGGTGAATATTATCAAAATGTGTCCGTTTTAATTTCAGAGTGGGCAAATGGAGGTGATTTATTAGATTATCTTAGAAAACATTATAAATCATTTAAAATTAGACATTGGCGTACTATATTTTATCAATTTTTATCAGTATTAGCAATTATTCAAGCAAAATATCCATCTTTTAGACATAATGATATGAAAGCGAATAATTTATTAATTAATTTAATTGATATGTCAAAAAAAAAATATAAATATATAATTAATGGTCAATCATATATTGTTCCAAATATTGGTTTTCAAATAAAATTATGGGATTTTGATTTTGCTTGTATACCAAAATTTGTAAATAATTCAAAAGTAGATGCAGAATGGACTAATAAAATAAATATAACACCTCATCAAAATAGATATTACGATATACATTATTTTTTTAATACATTATCAAGAAAAGGATTTTTTCCAGAATTTTGGACTGAACCAGAAATACCAGAAAAAGTTAAAGAATTTGTAAATCGTGTTGTTCCAGAAAAATATAAAAGTGGAAAATTAGTAAGTGAAAAAGGAAGAATATTAATTAATGATGAATATTTAATAGCTGATGAAATTTTAAAAAATGATTCATTTTTTAAAGTAATGAGAGAAAATATTAAAGAAAAAGATTCAGATGAATAATTTATTTAATATTATATAAATTTTTATTCAGAATAATCAGAATAACCAGTTCCACTTTCATCAGTTGAAAAATTTATAGAATCTGGTATTAAACTATTATCAGTTATAATTAACTCCTCATCATCATCATCATTATTATTTAATTCATGAACAGGAGTAGCTATTTTATCTTTTCTAATTAATTTAATTCGTGTAAATGTTGGAAATCCAGAATTAAATGGTCCATAAAATGTACTATCAGAACGAATAAATATTTCTAAATGTAATGTTATTTTACCAATTGGTTCTTTATTAATATATACATCACCACTAATTCTAAAAGGTCTAAGTTCTTTACCTGCTGAATTTTCTAAGAAAATAATAGAATCTAAAATAACTAAATTATTAAATTTAAAATCACAACTATTAAATGATTTAATAATAAATTTATTTAATGTTTCTTTATCATTTTCACTCATATGAATTAACTTATTTTTTGAACTAATTAAGTCAGAATAATTATTATTTACAGTTATTAAACTTTGTAAAAAATGATATAATTTTTTCATGTGTGGTTCTTCTTTAATACTATTTTTTTTTTGATAATTATATTTAAAATTATTATCATAATTAATTTTATTTTTTGTGTTTTCTGTATTTTTTGTGTTTTCTGTATTTTTTGTGTTTTCGGTATTTTTAAAATTTTGTATAGTATTTAAAAATTTTTCATAATATCTTTTTAATATTTCTAAAACAGAGCCATTTGATATATAATTAGCTACTAATAACAATAATATTATTAAAAGAATATTATTCAAAAGTTTTTCATTGTCCATATTAAATTATTTTAGTATAGAAAATTATTTTAAAGTTTTAAAAATGCGTTAGACTAATTATTCATTATCGTTATCTAATACTTCCATTGAATAATCAATGTCTTCATCTACTTCAAAATCATCAATATCTAAAGATTGATTTGCTTCTCTCATATCAATATTAGCATCTTTATTTTTATCATTTTCATAATTAATTTCTTTATTATTTAGTAATTCTTCATAAAATCCATCTGAATATACTATTTTTAAATTTTCATCTATATAAGGAACTTCGTTAATTAGAATCAAGTCAAATTTACGTACTTGAGTATTAGAATACGGTCTATAATATTGTTCAAAAGAATATTTTATCATTTTAATTATTAAATGACATAATTCGGATTGTAATGCAATTTGTGTATTATAATCAAGTAATCTATTAAAATTAAAAATTAAATAAAATATTAATTTACAGTCTATGTTATTTAAATTATTAAAAGATAATGTATCAATATAATTTTTACTAATATTTAATGTTATTTTTTCAGGTAATGGTAATATTTCAATATTATTTGAAATTATTTTCCAATGTTTAAAAACACTATCATGTTGTTCATCATCTTTCATTTTAAAATTATTAATTTTTTTTGTAAATTCATCTATTATTTTTTTTTCTTCCATTCCATATAAACTAAATTTTTTAGAACTATTTTTAATATTATTTATTATTGATTGAATACGTGAAATTATTTGTTTCAAATTTAATATTCTTATTCTTAAATAATTATTAACAATATTATATGAATCATTTGTAATTTCTTCAATTTTCATATGTTGATATGATGAATTTAAATGATATAAATTAATAAATTGATTTTCTAAACCTAATTGAAGTATACAATCTTTTAATGATAAATTAATTTTTATTGATGCTACTGATTTCGTTTTTTTATATTCCTTATTATTTTCACTATATCCTAAATATTGTAATGTAATAAAATCATAAAAAACAAACATATTATTTGATTTATCTTTATAATAAATAACATCACGTTTAAAATAATAATGATTTCTAATTATTTCTATTTTATTATCACTTTCTAAAAGTGTTATAGTTTCTTTTCTTTCATTTCCTAAAAAATCATGATCTATAATATAAAGTGTATCTTTCATATAGATAATATCATTTCCAATTTTAATTTTATTACCTAACACTTTAATAATTCTTTCTATAAAATCAATAACATAATTATTTATTTTATTTTCTGTATTCTTTTGATATCTACTATTAAATTTATTTATAATAATTGTTATATTTTCTTTTTCTTTTTCTTTATTTTCAACAAATTTTTTCATTTGTGAAATAGAAGATAGTGTTATTTCATATGTTTTTTCTTCTATATTTTTTTCCATTTTTTCCAATTCTTTATCACTAAAAGAATATTCGTTTGGATTTTTATTACATTTAATGCAAATTTTTTTTTCATTTATTTCATGAATATCACCAGAAATACAATATTTTTTTGCTAATTTATTTAAATTAATTATTTTTAATTTATGAATATATAATTTATTATCATCTTGTGTTGTAGCAGTAGATGTTTCAATTAATTTAATTAATTCATTATAAGATTGTTTGCAATTTTTACATATCATATCACCTTTTTGAAAATCCCAAGTATGAAATTTACCTGATGAACAATTTGATAATATATCTAAATTATTATTTGTTATTTTTTGTTGTATTTGTATAATTTCTTTTATTTTTACATCACATCGTTCTTTATTTTGTATATCTTCGTATAACTCATCATCTGATTTTTTTATTTCAAAAATATCTATTTTCTTTTTTATAAAATTTATTTTTTTTAAATTTTCATCATAATTAATATTTTTAGAAGATTTTTCTTGTATTCTTTTCATTAAAGTATCATCATTAAAAGTATATGTTATTTTTTGTGTAAATCTGGTGTTAATAAATTCATACATATAATTTTTATCTTTTAAAAAATTAGCTTCAACAATACTATTAATTAAATCAACTAATGTATGAATTATCGTTTTTTGAACAATAATGTTTGTAAATTGTTTAGTTTTACTTTTTTCAGTAGGTTCTTTCCATAACCAAATTCTATTATTTGTAAAAATACAAGAAAAATAAAATATTGCATAACATAATAATGGAATTTTAGTTATTGGTATTTTATCTTTTTGATTTATTCTTAAATATAATTCACCAAATATACTTTGAGAAACTTTTTCATAAAAGAAAAAATTACAATTTTTATCATCTTTTAATCCAAGTATTTGACCAGGATTTAAATCTAGTAATATTATAAATAATAAATAGACTATAACATTATTATATTTAATCAATTTATAATAGTCAGTATCAGTGGAACTAGTTAAAAAAATTTCATCTTTCAAGTCAAAAAAGAATAAGTTTGTCAAATCTTTATTAATATTATATTTTTTACTTGCTTGTTCAATTCTATCTTTTGGTTGTTTTCTTAAATAGTCTGTATGTAATAAAATTATATCTAAAACATCTTTTATTATTAATTTTCTTCTTAATCTAATTGTTGGTGTTGAGCCTAAATATAAATTTAAGTCTGCTGAATAAGCTATCTTTTCTATATTTTTTTCTAAATTTCTTATAGTTTTCATAAATTTTGTATATTTTGGAATTTCCTCTAATTTTTGATTTACCGCAATATTTGTTGTCATAAATGTATCTATTTCTTCAACATAAGTTCCTTCATAAATATATTTTTTAATTGATAATATTTCATTACAACTTTTACAAATATATTCACCTGTTTTACTAATTTTAACATATTGTTTTGCAAAATCTACAATTGATTGCGAAAAATCATCTGTTTTAGATTTAGCCATTTTACTAATATTTCGCCATCTTATATAATGTAAACAAATTGGTTCATTTTTTTCTTTATCTAATATGAATTCTTCTTCTTTTTCTGCATTTATATAAATAATATTTTTTTTTATTTCTTTTTTTAATATAGGTAATTCAATAATTTTATCTCTTTTTCCTGGTATCATATTATCAACATCATCTTCTTCAATTATTATTTCTTTTAATTTTTTTTCTAATGTTTTTTGAATTAATTTGTTTCTAATTTCTGGATTTAAATTAAAGTCAAAAAATCTTTTGGAATAACCTTTTAATATATTATCTAAATTCCATATATTAATTTCATCTAAATTTTTAATATATAATTCAAATTTATTTTTTACTAATGCAATATATTGATTATAAATTTCAGAAATCATAATATGAATATTTTTTGTTGGGTCATTACTATTTAAATTAGTATAACCTTTTAATTTTGGAATATCTTTATTAATATTAAATAACCAATAATATAATTTATTACTTTTTTTATCAAAAGTTTTAGTAATAATATTTGTAAATGATTTATATCCATTATCTGATTTTAATAATTTATTTACATCAACTAATTTATCTGTTGTAAAACATTCAAGAGGTAAATGTTTAGGATTCCAAGCTACACCAACTACAGATAATTCTAAATTATCATGACCAATACGTAATTCAATAGGAGATTTTTTTTTCTTTAAATTTATTAAACGAATAGATGAAATAGGTATTGAAGTTCTTAATTTAAATCTATCTTTAGAAGAATTTTTATAATTTGCATATGCATATGTTCTAATATTTTCTAAATCTATTAATAAATCAGCATCTGTTGCATTTTCAGATATTTTTAATTTCTGAACAATTTTTAATTCTTCATTTTCATTTATTAATACGGCTTGTCTAGGTTCTTGAGATTTATGAAATAAATTTTCTATATCAAGTTTTAATTTAGGATTTTTATCTATTAATGGAGAATAATAATTTCTTACATTATTCATTTTATTTATTATATATTTAATTTTTGATGCATCTCTCTCTTTTATATTATCACTTATAATAGATTCAGGGTCATATTTTTCATTATTATCATGAAATCTAATAAATTCTTCAGAAATTGGAATTAATATACCTTTTGAAAATAAAAAATTTACAAAATCTTGATTTTCTTTAATAATAAATTCTTTAGTTTCTCTCATTTCAACTAAATAATCATAAATTTCATCAGCTAATCCTGATTTTAATTGTTGAATTGATAAAAATTTTTGTATTTGATTAAAATCAATTATTTTTTTTTCATTAGAAACAATAATTTCAATATATTTATATTCACCTTTTTCTTTTTCTTCTTGATTTAAAAATCCTAAAAGTTCGTTTTTATCTTCTTTAATATAAATTTGTTTAAAAATTAAAGTTTTTAAAATATTATGAAAGTTTTCTTTAATTAAAAAATTATCAATAATATAATCTTCTCCTAATTCGTTAAATAATTTTATAGTTGAATCAAATTTAAGAGGATTATTTAATAAAATAATTTTAATTTTATCCATAGTTTTACCTACATCATATATATATAAAATATTTTTAATATCGTTATATGCTGTAATAATTTTAGAATTATTTTCAGAATTATAAAAATTTGATATTTGAAAAGTTGAATCTTTTTGATATTTACCAGATTCAATTATATTCGTAATATATAAATCTCTTCCACCATCATAATAGTATCCAATCCCTAAATATATATAAAAAGCACAATAACGTTTAATTGTTTCTAAAATAAAATTATAATAAGACTCATTTTTAACTAATTCTAAAATTTCTTTTTTAGATGTATGATTAGAAATAAAATCTTTTAAAATATTCATAATATCATTTTGAAATTTAACAAAGTTTGTATCTAAATTATATTTTTGAAAAATCTTTTTATCTGTAAGATATTCATATAGTTTATTAAAAATATTATCAAATAAATCATCAATTTGATTAATATACATATATTATAATATTATTGATAAAAAATATTATAAAACTTTTATTTCTAATATATATATATATATGTCTAATAATATTTTTACTAAAAATAAGTTAAATGAAATATTTAATAATTCCAATAGTGAAAGTTCTATTATTTTACAAAATTCTATAAATATTGTGGATACACATAAGTTTTCTAATATGTTACAAAGTTCTCGCAGTGCTACTTCCGATTTTAATTCTAGCGATATGCCACAAAAAGGAGGTAATTACAGTGCTACTTCAAGCGATATGCCACAAAAAGGAGGTAATTTCAGTGCTACTTCAAGCGATATGCCACAAAAAGGAGGTAATTTCAGTGCTACTTCAAGCGATATGTCACAAAACAACAATAATAGTAATCATATGTTTATACCACAAAAAGGAGGTTCTTTTGATGATAAATTCACATCAAGTGTTGTACTACAAAAAAGAAATTTTTTTGATGATAATTTAACATCAAGTGTTGTACCACAAAAAGGAGGTTTTTTTAATAATAATTTAACATCAAGTGTTGTACCACAAAAAGGAGGTTCTTTTAATAATAATAACGATGTTAATCAATTAATATCCATGTTAACACCGGAATCTAATGATAAAAATAATTTTACAACTAATTCTACTAACACTGAAGATTTAGAAAATAGATTAAGAAATATGTTATAAATTAAGTTATTATATACAACCATTTAAACTATCAAATAAAAATGTCTAATTTTTTTACTAAAAATAATTTAAGTGAAATTTTAAAAGATTTCAAAAATGAAAATATTAAAGGCTTACCTTGTTATCATTTTATGCCACAAAAAGAAAAGTCTTTCAGTTTAAATTCTAATATTAAAAATACAGATGATCAAGTTAATCAAATAATATCTATTTTAATATCTGAAGAAAATTTTCCTATAAGCGAAGAATTAGAAAATGAATTAATAAATAGTAATTCAAAAAAAAATAGTAAATTAAAAGAATTTTGTAATAAAATAAAAGACGAATTAAAAAATTGATATATAAATATTAAGTTATTAATAAATATATATTAATATTATGGACATAAAATCTATTTTAAATAATGGATATATATACATCAGATATCATTTATCTTATGAAAATAATCAAATATGTAAATTAGGGAAAACTAACAATATAATTGATAGAGATAATACTTATGCAACCAGTGAATATGAACGAGGTAAATTTATATTAGTTATTGAACTTTTAAATAATCAAAAATATGATGATACATATGTAGAAAAACTATTACAAAAATATTTTAAAAAATATCATTCTAAAAAAAATGGAGGTAGTGAATTTTATCAAAATGATATTATTAAAGAAATAGAACCATATTTATCTACGACTACAATAAAGTTTAAAGTATTATCAGAAGAAGAAATTAAAAATATAATTTATCAAGGTAGAATTAAAAAATTAAAAGATTTACTTAAAAAAGTTATTCAAAATAGACAGTTAGAGACAAAAGAAAATAGATTGCGTAATAAATTACAAGATAATTATATTGTTGAAATTATTGAAAAATTAAATATATATAAAAAAGCATTTATAAAAGCACCTACTGGATTTGGTAAAACTCATTTATATTATAAAACTATTATAAAAATGAAATTTGATAGTATTTTATTTTTGACTCCGCGAATTTTATTAAATCATCAAATAGTTGAAGATAAATACTCCTTTTATATTAAAGATGCAAATTATGATATTATTCATTATAGTGATATAGATTTTAAAGAAAAAGAAAAAACTATTAAAAAAAATTTAAAATCATATAAAAAATTTATAATGACAAGTTGTTATCAAAGTCAAACTAGTTTATTAAAAATTATAAAAAAGTTTGATATAAATTTTGACTTAATTATATTTGATGAAGCACATTTTATAACATCTTGGGGAAATCATGAAAATATATCAGAATTTTTAAGTAATAATAATATTACTAAATATAGATTATTTGGTTCAGCAACACCAACAGAAGATATTGAAACAGCACCAAATATATATGGTTCTATTATAGAAAAAGTAAAAGTATATGAATTAATAAATCAAGAATTATTATGTAATATTGAAACTATTGTTAAACAACTAGAAAATAAAAAAAAAGAATATCATAATTTAAAAGATTTAATAGTTGAATCAATGATTAAATATAACAAGAAAAAAGGAATTATATATGTTAATGATTGTAAAAATGCAGAAAATTTATACAAATTATTACAGAAACAAAATAAATTAAATGTTTATATCTATGTTTCTAAAGAAATAGAAGTAGAAAATGATAGTGATACAGATTTAAAAACATTTGAAGATGATAAAGAACAATGTGTTATTATTTGTGTTGGTAAAATTGGATATGGTTATGATAATGATTATATTGATTTTATCTGTTTGGGAGACCCACGACAATCTGATATTGATATAAGACAAATTATTGGTAGAGGATTAAGATGGAAAAAAGAAGTATATCCAAATAAATTACTACATTTATTAATTCCATTATATAGAGATGAATTTGGTAATTGTGCTAAAAACGAACATCTAAAAAAATACTTGGATTATATAATTGGTGAATGTGGTAAAGATATTATATTTAAAAATAATAGAATTTTTATAGAAAGTAATGGTGAAGAAAAACCAAACAAAGGAAATGATTATAATGGAGTTAATATTCCAACTGAAATATTAAATGAATATTGTACCACAGGTTATAATAAATATACAGACTTTCTAAGATTTTTGAAAAGTAATTTAATATATGATGAAATTTCATATAATAAATTAAAAGAAAAACAAAATTGGATTGTTGAATTAGGCGGAATACAAACCAGGTATCCAAAGTTTTGTTTCAGACATATACATCCTAAAAATATGGATTATTATTGGGATAAAAAAGAAGCATTAGGAGCAATAATATTAGCAAAAGATATATTAATAAAAAAAATTGGTAGAGATAATTATTTAGATTTAACACACGACCAAATTATAAAAAAATATAATTTAATAGATAATAAAATACCAAATATCGATATTGACTTATATTATCCAAATGATTAAATTATAGTTGATTTAGTTTTAGATTTTAATTTATTTTTTACTATGTTTGAATTAATTTCTAATTCTTTATCATCATTATCTTCTTTATCTTTTTTATATTTAATTGATTCACCTTCTAAATATTCTAAAAATTTATTAGAACCATTATTTAGAATATTTTCAATATCATTTTCCCATCGTTTAATGATTTCTTCCATTTCATTAATTTTTTCAATACATTTATTTTGTTGTTCAATTGATGGTATTTGAATTTTCATACGATTAAAATTCTTTAAGTCTAATGATAAATTACAAGATCCTTTTTGATATACCTCTTCAATATGTTCCTGAAGAGATTTTAAAAAATAATATATATATTTTTTATTAATTTTATTTTTGAATTTATCATTTATTAAACAAGATAACATTAAATCACTATGAATACATTTTTCTTCTGTATATCTTATCGGACATTTACCATTTCCATTAAATGCATTTGCAATAAATATACCTCCTTCTAAAAATTTATCAACATTTATTTTACGAGTGTCATCTGTTATATCTGCTTTTGTAATAAATAATATATTACCCTCTTCAACTTCTTCTACTTTAGAACTTTGTAATTTACCTTTTTCTAATGTAAAAACTTCACCAAATTCAATCCATTTTGTTTCTGGTTTTCTATTTTCTATTTCAATAGTTAATTCAAAAAATGTTTCAATATCTTGTTTCATACTATCAACAATTAGTTTCATATATTTTACTTTATCATTAGATGAATCTAATTTATTTACTACTTTATCTTGAATATCTAATGGAGGAATTGGAATCTTCATACGGTTAAAATTCTTTAAGTCTAATGATTTATTACAAGAACCTTTTTCATATACTGTTTCTATATGTTCTTTGATTGAATTTAAATAATAATAAATATATTTAAATGATACTTTATTTTTATACTTGTCATTTATTACAAGTCTTGACATTAAATCACCATAATCACATTTTCCATTATAATATTTAATTACCATATATCCTCCATTTTTTCCATTTGGCATAACTGTACTTATGAATAAGTTTTCACCATCTAATGAATATTTATTTATTCTTTTATATTTATCGTATAAAGACCAATTAATAAATACACTATTACCATCTTCAACTTCTTCTACTTTAGAACTTTGTAATTTACCTTTTTCTAATGTAAAAATATCACCAAATTCAACCCATTCAAAATTATCTATTTTCTTACTCAAATCAAAAATTAAATTATCATTTAAATAATCAGCATGATACCAAGATATACTTGGTTCTTTCTGAATATCATTAATATTTACAGCTGTAATTTTTTCAATACTATCACATTCCTGATTAATTCTTACAAAATTAATATTTTCAGTGCCTTTTTTATTTTTTTCATAAATCATTACACATGTTTTTATACCTGTATGTGTAAATATACCACCTGGAACTAATATAATATCTGTTATATTTACTGTTTTTAGAAAGTGTGTTCTTGTTTTAGAAAATGAATTACCTGAGAAAAATTCTCCATATGGTAATACAATTATACACATACCATTTTCTTCTAATTTATATGTATCTAATTCTAAAAATTGTATAGGCGGATCATCTTTCTTTAATTCATAAATATCATTTATATCAATTTTATTATCAGTATTATATTTATCATTTTTAAAATTATTTTCTATTTGTTCAAATTTAATTTGTTTCTTTGAATTAAATGGTGGATTTGTTAATATTAAATTATGTTTATTTTTATTAACATGAGTTAAACTACTATTACATTGAACATCATCTGGAAATCTATGTAATGTTAAAATTATATTCATTAGACTGTATTGAAATGTTTCTGGTTCAACCTCACCACCAGATACATTTAATCTATTTTTAAAATCATCAATAAACATATTATATCCCGATACTAACCATCCAGCAGTTCCCATACAAGGATCACAAATACTAATTTTATCTTTTTTATTAATTTTAGAAAATAATTCATTAATTCTTTCTTTTTTGTATGATAAAATTAATTTCATTAACTTTCTTGGTGTGAAATATTGTCCTAATTCTTTTGAATCATTTTTAACATATTTATTTAACATATGTTCATAAATTTCTCCTACTATATCTTCATTATCATTAAAATCATGGAAATTAATTTTATTTATAACATCATTAATTAATGTTTGAATTGTTGATGCTTCTCTAACTTTTATAAAATTTGTTTCATTATAAATCATTTTAGTAATTGGGTGTCTTTTTAATATTTCACCCATTTGTTTAATTGCATCAGTATTTGTATCATTTCTTATTGTTTTTAATGATTGACATGTTAATGTTGATAAATCTTTAAAATATCCTAAAATCTTATCTATATTTTCATCACCATCTTGATATTTTTCAAGATAATATTTTTTATCTAATAAATCTATTTTTCCTTCTTCTTTTTTTTCAGATAAATATGGTTGAATTAATTTTAAAAATAATAAACTCATAATTATTTGTAATGCTTTTTGACCTACAATATTTTCTGCTTGAAATAATATATTATGTGCTTTGTCTATCATTTTTAAAATAGGTTTTATATTTTTTTCTTTTTCATCATTTTCTAATTGAAAAATTTCTTGATTATCTGGTAATCTTAAATATGAATAATCTGTTTCATTTTTCTCAACTTTTTTGCTTGATTTTTTCATTTTAATATATATATAATTAAATATTTTAATAATCTTTATATCAATTTTTTTATCTCTTATAAAATAATTTTATTCATCGTCAATAAAATCAATATCTTCATTATTAACTTTAGATACTGTTGTTTCACAAACATCATGAACTATTGTTATATCATTTTCTTTTATAATATTATTATCTTCAACTTCTGCAAACATAATTTGATATCCATTTTTTCTATAAAAATTACGACGATAATATCCTTGACGAATAAAACTTTCTAAATTATCTAAAACATCAATTACAATTGGTCTAATTTTAGAATTTGGATCACGAGTAATACGACCAATAGTTTGTTCAATTTCTCTTCTTGGTGTTGCCATAATTAAGGTATTTAATCCTTTTATATCTAATGCTTCAGAAGCCATTTGAAATGTTCCAAATATAATTTGACATTGTGATGTTTCATCTAATTTTTTTTGTTTCATACCACCAATATAAAATCCACTAGTGCATAAATTTCTATCATCTAATCTTTTTTTTAATAATTCCAAGTGTTCAACACGTTCACTTAAGATAATAAATTTTCTTCCTTCTTCTGTTAGTAGCTCTTCTACCAAATCAATTATAAATCGATTTCTTCTTCCAATAGTAACTAAATTAGTAATAGTTCCAGGACGATTAACTTCTCCTGTAAATCTCTGTTTTTTCTCAACAAATTTTTGGTGAATAAGATTATATTTATAAATTCTTGTTAAAACCGTTTTATTTTCTTCTAAATTATATTGATAAATAATTGGTCCAAAATACCAATGTAAAACCTTTTCTAATTTATCACTTCTTTTAGGAGTAGCCGATAATGCTAATGTTTTTTTACAATTTATTAATGGTAAAGCTTGTGAAAAATATTTAGATGGCGCGTGATGGGCTTCATCAAAAATTACTAATCCAAAATCAGCAAAAATATTAGCATCATATTTATCTTTAGCTATTGATTGTAACATTCCAATAACAAAATGTTTACCATCAATATCTACTTTATTTTGTTGAATAATTCCAATTGGACTATCTGTAAATTGTTCAATACGTTCTTTCCATTGATTTAATAAAAATCCTTTATGAACAATAATTAATGTTTTAACTTGAAATAATGAAGCAATATTCAAAGCAATTACTGTATTATGTGTTACCGTAAAATCACCTAATACAAATCTTCTATTACCATCAATTTCAAATCCATAATAATCATCTTCTTGTAATTTTTCTAGTTTAATTTCATAATTTAAAGTATCTTCAGTGTATACTTTATGTTTTGGTTTTTTTATAAAATTTAAAACAGGAATTTCTTCTATACCTTTACCATAAATTATTGTTAAAAAATAGTTATTTTGTATTTTTTTAAATGCACAAAATCCAAGTGATCTAGACAAAAATATAATATCATCTAATAATTTCTCATTTTTTTGTATAATTGTATAACAATAATTATAATAATATCCATCTGAATCTATTAAACCAGCTAGTAATTTTAATTGAATATCTCTTGAATTACATTTATAATGATGAGGAATATATTTGTTTTTTAATAAATTATATTTTGTTAAAAAATTTATAAATTTATAATTTATATTAAATATTTTTTTTAAACTACATTCTGAATGCTTATTACCTAACCAATAGCCTAATAAATAAGGTTCAACTTCAATATCTTTTTTTTGAAAGATAATTGGAACACGATAACCATAAAATATATCATCTTTATAATCATAAAATATATCTTCTTTATAATTATAAAATATACTTTTATTATCTTGATTATTAATTAATTTTAAATAATCTTTTACTGATATATCTAATATATCATTATTATTTATATTTTTACTATACTTTAATGATAAAATATGACTTTCATTTACTATATAATTACCTCCTTTAGTTTCATTAATTTTATACATCATTTCTCTACCACGAGCCAAAGATAATACTTTTCGTGGTGTTGAATCATCACCCATTAATAAATCACCAATAATAATATCTTCTACTTTTTTTTTAGAACCGTTAAATAATAAAATTTCAGTGCCTTTTCCTAAACATTTACCACCACCACAACCTAAACATATAAGTCCCCCATTATCTTTTTCTAACTTTGGTAACACTTGATTAATTAATTCTTTTTGTGATTCTCTTAATTCTCCTTTAAAATTTATTTTAACTTCTTCTCCTTTAATTTCTATATTTTTCTCAGGTTTTCCTAATTTTTCGAGAGCATAAAATTTAGGCACTATAAGATATTCATCTGTTTCACGAAATACTTTAAAAAATTCATTCTTTTCTTTTATACCAAAAGAAACACCAAATTTAAAAGGTTCAACTGTTAGCTCATCTTTTATTTTATTAATTAATTCAGAACCTATTTTTTTTTTATTTAAAATATAACCATCTTTAGAAAGTAAAGATTTATATTCTGTCATTTAATAAATATATAAAAGATTTAAATTTTGTTTTTAAATTTCAATTTTTAATTTAATTTTATTTTTTAATAAAATATTTAAATTTTTTATAATCTATTATATATTAATGCAAGTTCTTACTACTCAAAATAGTATGTTTGATAATAGTCTTCCAAATTTAAACATTAATAAAATCGTAAGTGCTATGATAGGTTTATTTTTAGCACTCTACTCTGGTTTAGCAGCTCCTAAATTACCAAGATCTATTACTTCATTATTTGATAATTTCTTTTTTAAATTAAGTTTTATGTTTTTAATAGCATACACAGCTACTAAAGACCCACCTGTTGCTATTATGGCATCTGTTGCATTATTGGTAACATTACAAACTTTATCTTCACAAAAAACTACTGATAAAGTAGTTAAAGCTGTTAAATCTAAAATAAATACTATTAATTCTGAAATAGAAAAATCTAAATATGTCGACAATGTATTAAGTAAATTTAGCAATACTGATAATACTGATAATATTGATAATTTTAATAATACTTATACTGATTATAATTATGATAATGTAATAGATACATTCGCCAATGCGACTGAGGAGGATTCTGATGACGAGGACGATGAAGATGAAAAACGAGTTAAACAAGCTGTTAAAGAAGCCGTTAAAGAAGCTGTTAAAGAAGCTGCTAAAGAAGCCGCCGCTGGTGCCGCTGCCACTGATGCCGCTCCACCAAAACAAATAGATGTTGCATTTAAATCACTAACTCAACAAGTAACACAACCTCAATTACCTGAAACACAAGTAATTAAAACACTCGCACCACCACCTGTAATGCAAACACAACCACCTGTAATGCAACCACAACCACCTGTAATGCAACCAAAGACTGAAAATAATTTAAATATGGGACCAAAAACTAATAGTTGTGGTCAAACAGTAGATGACTTAATGCCTGGTTATGATTCTGATGAATATGCTTCTTATTAAATAATTTTAAATAATTTTTATTAATTTATTCTTAATAATAAATTAGTAAAAAAAATGGGACTATTAGTTCTAATCTTTTTGTACATGTTGGAATTTTACCTAAAAATATAATTTTAAAAATATGAATAAAATTCTTTTTTATAATTAAAAAAATCAATAGAATATAAATATTTATTATATTCTAATGATTATTCGTCTATATAGAATAGAGTATTTTGCTCAATAAATCAATGTGAAGAATTATGTAATTATTTAATGTATTACACCTTTTTCACTGAAAAATGAGACAGTAAAAAAAGTAGTAATTGCACCCTTTAAATAGTTTTTACTATCCCATTTTTCAGTAAAAAAGGTGTAATATCTAATGATTTATATTATAAAAATATATTATTGGGCATACTCCTTAAATAAATAAATACTAACCATTTGTGATAAAATTAACATTTTATTCTAACATTTTTGCATATTTAGAGACATTACTATTAAATAATTCAAATGCTTTTTTAGAAATTTCTACAGAAGATAAATCTTTAGTTGTTTCTTTAATTATTTTTTGCACAGCACCTGCAACTTTACCTACTTTAGGACTATTAGATACTTTTAATGTATCAGCTATCTTTTTTTTTAAATCTAAAAAGGCTTGAAAACCAGGATTAGTTCCCTTTTTAGCACCACTTGATGTTTTCTTGCTAGATTTTTTAGCACCACCTGAAATTATCTCAATAGATTTTTTAGCACCACCTGACATTTTCTTGCTAGATTTTTTAGCACCACCTGACATTTTCTTGCTGGATTTCTTGCTCGATTTCTTGCTCGATTTCTTGCTCGATTTCTTGCTCGATTTCTTGCTCGATTTCTTGCTCGATTTCTTAGTAGATTTTTTAGCACCACCTGACATTTTCTTGCTAGATTTCTTGCTGGATTTCTTGCTCGATTTCTTGCTCGATTTCTTGCTCGATTTCTTAGTAGATTTTTTAGCACCACCTGACATTTTCTTGCTAGATTTCTTGCTGGATTTCTTGCTGGATTTCTTGCTGGATTTCTTGCTCGATTTCTTGCTCGATTTCTTAGTAGATTTTTTAGCACCACCAGACATTTTTTTGCTGGATTTCTTGCTGGATTTCTTGCTGGATTTCTTGCTGGATTTCTTGCTGGATTTCTTAGTAGATTTTTTAGCACCACCTGACATTTTTTTGCTGGATTTCTTAGCACCACCTGACATTTTTTTGCTGGATTTCTTGCTGGATTTCTTGCTGGATTTCTTGCTGGATTTCTTAGTAGATTTTTTAGCACCACCTGACATTTTCTTGCTTGATTTCTTGCTTGATTTCTTGCTCGATTTCTTGCTGGATTTCTTGCTGGATTTCTTAGTAGATTTTTTAGCACCACCTGACATTTTCTTGCTTGATTTATTGCTCGATTTCTTGCTCGATTTTTTGCTTGATTTCTTGCTCGATTTTTTGCTTGATTTCTTGCTCGATTTTTTAGCACCACCTGACATTTTTTTGCTTGAATTTTCATCATCCTTTTTATTTTGTAATTGTTTTTTATTACGATTTGTATGTAAGAGTTCTAATTCTGTATCTAAATTTTCATTTGGACTAGACATTATAATAAATTATAAAAAAATATTTTAAACTAATTTATTATTTTTAAATTTTTTATAATATTTTTTTATAACTTATTAATTTATATTCTTAAAAGTTTAAAATATAATAAATTAAAAATTGAACATTTAACAGTTTAATAGTTTCATATATTTTAGTTTTATTATAACCACTACAACTGAAGCAAAAGATGCTAACTAGAGCTAGAGCAGCATCAAAAAGACGCCTCGACGAAAGCGACGAAAACAACATCCACTACGATATTGAGCACCGCGACATCGAGCACCGCGACATCAACGACATCGGCCGTGACTATATTAACAGAGTCTTAGAAACATTTTCCCTTTCTGACTCTATGCCAAGCAACTTCGACATTAAGCCCAATACCAAAGTTAATATCGAGCTCGGTTTTAAGATCGATGTCAAAGATGTCGAAGATTGTGAAGATTGTGAAGATTGCGAAGATGTCGAAGACTTCGCTGGCAAAGACGTCGATGGCAAAGATGTGGATGGCAAAGACTTCATAGATCTTTGCAAAATCGAAGTTGATGAAGCCATCTACAAACGTCTCCTCAATGACAAAGAAAGAAACTTGCTTTGTTATGAAGTACTTCCGCGTGATGTGTAAAAGACAAACATGATGTCATTATTTTTGGCATCATAAATATTTGCACTAATTTATTAGTGTAAATGTTTATAAAATTTAAATTTATATTCTTTTATTATAGCAACTAAATAATTTAAAGAACAAATAAAATAAGTGTCTTAATAATTAGTAAAATTAGAGTTTTTAAATAAAACATTAATTAAACTAAATTTTGTTAGTCATCATCTGAGTTACTATCATCAAACTTATTATCAAGATCAAAAAAATTTGGTCTTCCGTATGTCGTTGCTAGTGCTGGTGTTAGTATTGTTGTTGGTGCGGGTGTTGATGTTGGTGCTGGGGTTGGTGCGGGGGTTGATGTTGGTGTGGGGGTTGATGTTGATGCTGGAGTTGATGTTGATGCTGGTGTTGATGTTGGTACAGACAGGTTTTTATTCCCTTGAATTTTTCGGTTATCTTGTTTGTAGATAACATTAGTCGAATTGATGGCTTGAATAATATCATAAAATGTACATGGTTTTATCTCTTGTGTATCATCTAGACAGATGAGCTTATTTCGAATATTTTTTTCTACATAGCCATTTTTAGATGTGAAGTAAACGTAAAACACACAGCTTTTTTTTTCAACCCATACCAATAGCGTCTTGTCATTGAACTTATGTGTTAGAGCCGCGCGTACATTGTTAATATCAGAGATATTATTAACACGGAACGTCCAGTATCGTGAGCTTTTCGGCATCTTTTTTTACAAAATACTATAATTATACAAACTGTAAATATTAAATTTATCAATTTTTATTATTTCTTATAAAATTAATTTAATTTTTTGCTATTTAAATTTTATCACAATTTATATCACTATTACTATTTGTAGGGTATAATAAATTAAATTTTATAGAATATAAAAACTTGAAAGATTATTAAAATAATTTTATTTAGTTTTTTTACTACTCGTCATCTGATTCGTCATCAGAATCATTCTTTTCAAGTTCAAAGAAGTTTGGGTATCCAAGCGTGACCCTATTGTATACCTTTTGCACAAAGGGAATAACTTCCGAATTATCCATTCGAATAGGGTCATTGTTTTGCTCTAGCATTGGAATACGTGGATACTTTCCTCCAATATTAACCCAAACTTCCATCCCATCAATATCTATATCAGACGGAGAAGCAACGGATACTTCAATTGGTTGCATTTCGCCCTTATAAAAAATAGAACCCATACGAACCTTCATGCAATGCAAGTTAGAATCCTGATGAATCTTCATTGAAGAAAAGTGCTTATCGTTAAAATACTTAATAAACCACTTGATCTTTGCTGCCCTAGATGGACATTGCATGTAGAAAATATGCTCAATATTTGTGGAGGGCATCGAAAATTGTGGAACGGAGGGTAGCGAAAATTGGGGAACTTCTGGATATGGCTCTAGTTCTTCCAAATGGCATAGTTCTTCATTCGTAAGCTTTGGCATAGAAACAGTGATAGTAATGTCTGACATCTTTTTTTTCTTGTTGATGATATATAATAAATTAGTAATATTGAGGTATTAAATACTTAATTTTTCAATTTTTTTTAATTATTTCTAAAATAACTTGAAATAAATAAAATATTATTAAAATAATTTTTTATTTATTTTTTTTTTTGTAGAGTAGGTACCTTACTTGTAATACCTACATGACATCCGAGTCATTAAACATTCCACATTTCTTCATGGATAATTTAACCCCTAGTCCGAGATTAAATGCTTTGCTCCACAAAATCTTGGTGATTGCTTCATCTTTTTGTGTGTAGAAGTCGTCGTCATTGTAATTGTAGCGGATTTTGGTTAACCAAAAATCTACTTCTTGACTATTGAACTGATTATAATCCCAGAAGAAAGGATCAAATTCGACAATGTTCCCCGAATCTGTTGCGACGATTTTCCACTTGCCTATGTTAAGCAAAGATTTATCATAACAATCTCTCTCTGTAAAATGTTCTTCTGTCCACTTTAAAGCTTCACCGTATGTCAGAAAGAACTTTTTACCACTAGAATGTAGGTTATTGTATTTCATGGTTGAATTATTTAGATCTGTCCAGTGAAGAACATGGACTACTGTGGTACTCTTGCCACGGGTTACTGCCTCTCTCTTTGCAGCTTCTTCTGCTTCTTCTGCTTCTTCCTTAGCTTTTACCCACGCTTTGTATCCGTCGTTTGTTTCTGGATACTTGATATGCACCGGACAAGATACAGGCTTTGTATCCGGCTCGGCATCTGGCTCGGCATCCGGCTCGGCATCCGGCTCGGCATCCGGCTCGGCATCCGGCTCGGCATCCGGCTCGGCATCTGGCTTTGTATCCGGCTTGGCATCTGGCTCGGTATCCGGCTCGGCATCCGGCTCGGCATCCGGCTCGGCATCCGGCTCGGCATCTGATTCGTCATTTGACTCGTCATCAGACTTAACATCTGACTCGTCTTCAGACTTGTCAAAAAGCCATGGAGTGCGCTTGACCGTATCCTTTACCTTTTGCACAAACTCAATAGCTTTATCGTAAGTCGTAATGATAGGTTTATCATATTGTTTCAGAAATGGAATAGGCGGATAGTCTTTTCCAATTCGAACCCAAACGGTGGTCCCATCAAAAAAATTAACCAACACGCCAATTGGCAAGATAGCTTCATTATAAAGGATAGTCCCTATCGGTACTGTAAGTAGTGTTGCAAAACGTGCTTCTGGTTTTTGTACACCAAAACGCTCGGCGAACTTGTCTACATTTTCGCGTGCTTCTTCAAAAGGTGTCATCTCCTTGTTGATAAGCATACCGTCTTCACCAATCGAGAAAAAGACCGTTTTCGACATCTTTTTTTGCGTTTGTTTTGAGATAGTTTTTTTAATACAACTAATAAACATTTACATTTTCAATTTTTTTAATATGGATTTTTTAAAATTTTAAAAGATTTTCTATGAAACTCTGTTAAACCATATTTTTTTATACCTTCAATATGTTTAACTGTTCCATATCCCATATTATTTAATAAATTATATCTATCTATTAATTCTGGATATGTACAACATAACTTTTTGATATAATCATCATGATATTCTTTTGCTATAATAGATGCGGCAGCAATAGAATAATAATTAGCATCACCTTTTACAATAGATTTAGTATTATAAGATATAAATTTTTTTTCCCAACCTATACCATCAATTATTAAATAATTTGGTTTAAAAGTAAGTTGTTCTACAGCTCTTGACATTGCTAATTTAGTTGCTTCTAAAATATTAATAGAATCAATTTCTTCTGGTTCAGCATAACCAACAGCCCATTCATCAACATTTTGTTGAATCCATTCTAAAACTTCTTTTCTTTTTTTACTTGATAATTTTTTAGAATCCATAACTGATTCATTAATTGGAGTATCTCCCCAATTAACTGCCGCAGCATAAACTCTACCAAATAAGGGACCTCTACCCGCTTCATCTAATCCAACTTCAATTTCATAATTATTTAATTTATTATAATTAATTTTCATTATAAAATAAGAATCAATATTTCTTTATTAGTTTTTTATAATAATTGGTATATATTCCCACATTTGAAAACATAAAGGACAATGACTATTTTTATTAACCCAAGGTTTTATACATTCAAAGTGAAATGAATGATTACATTTACCAGTAACAACAAACGAATTAACACATTTATCTTGACTATGTAAACTTTGTTCATTTAAATTACAACGACAAATTGGACATTCTGTATTTGTAGGAACATTATGACACCAAGAAGTAGATAAATTTACTTTTTTAACTTTAAAAGGATAAGGCATTTATTAAATATTTTATTAATATTTAATATATTAAATAATCAATTTTTAATTTCATCTATAATAGAATTATATGTCATTACAAAATTTGTCCAATCATAACCAATAATTCTTTTTTTTTCTATAATTTGTGTTCCTTTTAATGAAACAAAAATTTGAACAGGAATAGAACTAATTTCATACATTTCACTTAAAATTTGATTTTCTTCAGAGTCAATATCTAAATGTCCAACTATTAAATCTGGCATTAATTCGATAGCTTCATCAGTTTTCAGTTTATCTTTAAGTTTTTTACAAGGTCCGCACCATTCAGCACCAAAATATAATACAACAATTTTTTTATTATTTTCCCAAATAAGTTCTTCTAATTGTTCTTTACCATTAATATCAATTATCATTAATATTAATAATATTAATTGTTTAAATAATTTATTTTTTTAAAAATCTGTTTCACTGGATAAAAATTCAGAATCAGAATCAGATATTGTATTTGAAGATACCAAGTCAGAATCTGAATTATCTTGAATAAATTGTTTACTAGCTTTCATTTGTTTAGATTTTACATTAATTTTTTTATTAAGAATACGCCCTCCACCATTTTGATTAAATAAAGAAGACATTGTATCAGAGCTTAATTGATTAGAGTCGGATTGTAGTTTTTTGTCTTTATCTGGTTCATTACCTCCAATTAAATTAATATCTTTAGAATTTAAAAAAACTGACGATTCCTCTGATAAATTATTTACTTGCATTTTACTTAGTTTAGATTTTAAATCTAAATATTTATTTTTATATTTAAAATATTTTTCTTGATATGACATAGTATATATTAACATTTAGATATAAATTATTAAAAATAATATTAAAAATTTTCTATATTATATTAAATGAGTATAGATGAAAAATGCGCACCAAGTAAAACATATAATGGTGGTTCTTGTTTAACATTAGATTCTTTAAAATTAATAATAGCATCGTATAATAAAAAAAATAAAGATTGTGATAAAATAACAATAACAAATAATAAAGAAGAAATGGTTAAAAAATTAGAAGAAAAATTATCTAAGAAATGTGATAATCAAACATGTTGGTTACGTTTAGATATTATTCAAGAATTAGAAGATAAATTTAAAGAAGATATTGTAACAAATACTTTTAGACCAGAAGGACCAAACAAAAAATTTGCCTGGTTATCAACTTCTGATATTAATGATGTAATTACTCAATATCAAGAAAAATATCAAGATTTTTTATTTTTAGGAGCTTTACCTGCAGATTTTGAAGAATTAGAAGTTTTAGGTATTAATAATTTAGATTTAGAAGATCTTGAAAATAATAATAAACATAAAATAGGAATGGTTATTAATTTAGATGTACATACACAAGGAGGTTCACATTGGGTTGCATTATTTGCAGATTTAAAAAAAGGACAAATTTATTATTTTGACTCTTTTGCTAAAAAACCATATAAAAGAACAAAAAAATTTATAAATAAAATAGTTAAATATATTTATAAAAAAAAGTATAATAAAGAGTTTAACATTAATACTTTTATACAAAAAATTACAGGTCGTGGAGAAACTGAATATTTAAATAAATTAAAAGATTTTGATATTAGATATAATACGGTACAACATCAATTTAATAATTCCGAATGTGGTGTTTATTCTATTAATTTTATAGTAAGACTTGTAGGTGGTGAAAGTTTTGATGAAATAACACAAAATATTACAAAAGATAATGAAATGAATAAATGTAGAACAAAATATTTTAGAAATGTCGATATTAAATAAATATTTCTTCAATTGGGTTATTAAGTTCTAATTGAATATTTAAATTATATTTTAATCCATAAAAGTTAAACGGTCTACCATTTGAATCTCGAAAACTTAGTTCTAACTTATCTAATTTAATTAATTCTTCAAATTTAAATGAATAATTACCTTGATTATTCGTATATAATACAGCAAACGGTGTTGAATCATCTAAATTATTTATAAATAAAAATATTTTTTCTTCAATTCGTAAATCCCACAATTTATCAGCGATAAATTTTGAGTTTTCTTTACAAATTAATGTAAAACCTAAAACTTCTTTACTTAATGGTGTTGATATAATTTCAAATGTTTCATCTGAACTAATTTCAACAAATTGTTCTACATTTAATTCAAATTTATATTTATCTGATATTTTGTTTAATTTTTCTAGTAATGATTCAATTGAATATTTACCAGAATTTAATTTTAATTCTATTATTTCATTATTCATATTTTTAATTTGAAAAATATTATTTTTTTCAGATTCTATATTATATCTAGCTTGTGGTATTGAATAAGACATTAGTTTTATTCCTATTATATTTTCTATAGCTCTAAACTCAAATGAAAAATTACTTAGTGGTTCATCTGGTGAAATATCTAATTGAATATTTGATGTTCCATATAGATATTGATATTTTACCATTAATAATTTCATTTCTTCTATTTTTTTTGTTACTAATGTTTCTTTATTATTTAATTTTTCAAACTCTAATATAATATCTTGTTTAACTAATTCTATTTTATTATTATTAAATTGACTTAATTCATTTTTTAATATTTCATTTTCTTTTTTAATTTTGTTAACTTCAGAAGCTTCAACCATTCCTAATTTTTTTAATGTATTTTGAATTTTATTAATATCTAAATTTTTATTTAATATTGTTTTAGATGTTTGTTGAGTAACTACTTTTTCTTTTAATTGTTCTCTTCTCATTTGTTCTTTTAATTGTTCTCTCCTCATTTGTTCTTTTAATTGTTCTATTCTTGTTGGTTCTGTTAATTGTTCTTTTATCATTTGTTCTTTTAATTGTTCTTTTCTCATATGTTCTTTTAATTGTTCTATTCTCATTTGCTCTTTTAATTGTTCTATTCTCATTTGTTCTTTTAATTGTTCTATTCTCATTTGTTCTTTTAATTGTTCTATTCTTGATGGTTCGGATAATTGTTCTCTTCTGATTGGTTCGGATAATTGTTCTCTTCTGATTGGTTCTGTTGATTGTTCTATTATTTCACGACGTTTTTTCATATCAATAGAATATTTTTCTTCGCGAATTTGTTCAACTGTTCTTGGTTCATAATCAGGTATTTCATTTATTTCGATATTACTAAAGCTTTCTGAAGTAAAATCTATTTTACCTTTATTAGGTGGAATATTAACAGAAGTTCTTTCTTGTTCTAAACTTTTTAATCTTTCTTGAAATGAGCGATTATCTTCTTCGATGTCTCGAATATCTATTGGTTTATCAATATTATTTATATTATATAAATCCACATTATCATTATTATTAGATAAAAATCCTATCTCTAATTCATCTTGAGGAATATTTTGGGTAAAATCTGGGTTTCCACCTTTTTTTTTTAAATCAGGAATTTGAGTAGCATTAACCTCATTTTTATCAGGTTGAGTTTTTGTTGGTTTTAAAAAATCAGGTGTTCGTGGTCTACCATTTATACGTATTTCACCATCTCTTTCTGAAGTTAATTCTTCTATTTTTTTATTTATGTCATTAGAACCTTTACCATATTGATATTCGTTAAATTTATAATTATCATTAACATGTTCTACAATTGGTTTAAATAACTTATCAAATTTATCATTATTATCTTTATTTTGATTTGGTGGATATAAAAATTGGTTTATATTTTGAGAAGGAACTGGTCTTTCTGAAACTTTATTACCATTATTTGGATTTGAATGAAAGTCTCTTTCGAATTTTAATTGTGATGCATTTACTTGATTAATTCCTAAAATATCAGTTAAACTTAATTCTTTTTGTGTTTCATTATAAGATGTTTTATTAAATTGTTGATAAATAGAATCAAAATTTTTTTTATTAATTTTTTTTAAATCTAATGATTTATAAATTATTTTCATATTTTTTATTAATAAATCAATTATTTTTTTTTTATCATCTTTATTTATTTCAGTTAATTTATTTTTTTCAAGTAATTTTTTATTTAATGATGAAATATTTTCTTTTGAAAAAAATGTATCTGATATAGTTTTAACTTGACCATTTAATTCCATAGTTGCCATATTATAATATAAATATTATCTTTTTTTTAAATAAACTTACTTTAAACATTTATTATTCTAAAGATTTTTTTGAAAAAGTTGAATAAACAGAACTATTTTCATCATCGTCGTCAATATCATTATTATCATCATTATCATCATTATCATTATTATCATAATTATCATTATTATTATTTAAAATTAATTTACCATCATTATTATTAATTAAAGACCAAGGGGGATAATATATATCAGCTTTGGTATATTGGTCTTCTTTTAATACTCCATAATTAATTAATGCCATTTTTGCAGCTGCTTGTTCACCTTCTTTTTTAGAAGTTCCTAATCCAAAACCAATACATTTATCTTTAATATGATCATTTATAGAATATTCTGGTTTTTCAACACCCATAATATATGTTCTTTTATGTGGAGGACCTTCTGAATAAATAGTACAATATGATGGAAATTTCCATTTTTTAACGTGATAATATCTAAGCAATCTATCTTTATAATTATTATCTTTATAAAGTTTTTCTGAATAATTAATCATTGTTTCAAGTAAGTTAACCATAAGGTGAAAACATGGTTCAAAACCATTACTATTAAATAGTGCACCCATAAATGCTTCAAATACATCTTCGTGTATCTTATCTAAATTACGCCCATTCATTGTTTCTATTTGTTTAGAAATTATAAAAAATTTTTCTAATCCTAATTCTTTAGACATTTCTGCGAGATTTGTTTTGTCTTCAATTTTAGTTTGAAGACGTGTCATAAATCCTTCATCTTGATTAGGATATCTTTTAAAAAGATAAAAAGAAACAATAATTTTTATTACACGGTCTCCAAAATATTCGAGTCTTTCATAACTTCTTGCTTGTAATTCTAAAAGATTATTTGGATTTCCCATTTCTTTTTTTGTTGCTTCTAAAACATGTTCTGGAAAAATGTCTTTTTTACAATATGATTTATGAGTAAAAGCTTCATAAAAAAAATTAATATGATTTATTTTTTTTACGTTTACATTAAAATTTGATAAAATTTGAATAATATCTTTTTCTGTAGGTAAGATATTATTTAAATTGTAAGGAATTTGAAATATTTCTTCTTCACCATTATTATTTATAATTTTTAATCCATCCATTAAATAATTTGACATCATTAATATACTAACATTTTATTCTATAAATAGATTTTTTTCAATTTTTATTATTATTTAAACAAATAATTTAATTTAGTATAATGGATAATAAAGTTAAAGAGGAATGTACTATAGCTGTTTGTGGACCAGTTGATGCAGGAAAAAGCTCTTTAATTGGTGTATTAACATATGGTGAATTAGATGATGGTCGTGGATATACTAGAAATAAAGTGTTAATACATCCTCATGAAATAGAAACAGGAAGAACAAGTCATATTACATATAATCCATTAGTATATTATAAAAAAGATGATAATACAGTTTCTTTATATACACCAAAAGATAATAAAATTATAAAAGATATTAAAATACGTACTAAAACTAGTTGGAATACAAAAGTTACTTCTTTTTTAGATTTAGCAGGTCATGCAAAATATCTTAAAACAACAATGTTTGGTGTAACAGGTATGTTTCCTGATTATGGTATTGTTGTAATTGGAGGAAATACTGAAATTACTAAATTAACTAAAGAACATTTAGGAATTTTATTATATTTAAATATTCCTTTTATTATTACTATTACTAAAATTGATATAACACCAAAAGATATTTATCAAAATTTATGTAATCAATTAAAAAAATTACTTGGAAAAACTAATTTTGGTAAAATTTTATATTTTATTAATAATGATAAAGAAACCGATGATTATGTAAATAATATGTTAGGTAATTCTGATATAATTCCGATTGTTTCAATTTCTAATAAAGTTGGAACTAATATTGATAATTTACATCAAATTCTTTATCTATTACCACATCGTGAAAAATGGACAAACATTAATGGTTCTATTTATTATGTAGATGGTAAATTTGTAGTTCCTGGTATTGGTCTAGTTGTATCTGGCACTAATAAAGGGAATCCAATTAATATTAAACAAAAGATGTATTTGGGTCCATTTGAAAATAATACATTCAAAGAAGTTGTAATTCGTAGTATTCATAATAGTTTGAGAGAAAATATTAATAGTGCTTTATCTAATCTACAAACTACTTTAGCTATTAAAGGAACTAAAGAACAAATTAATAGAAATCAAATTAGAAAAGGAATGGTTCTAATAGATAATATTGATAAATTTAAAACAAATGTTGTTAAGAAATTTAAAGCTAAAATTAATATATTACATCATTCTACAACTATTAAATCTGGTTATTCACCTGTAATTCATTGTGGTCCAATTAGACAATCTGCAAAAATTAATTTAAATAATCAAATTCTAAGAAATGGTGATACTAGTGAAGTTGAATTTGAATTTACTTATTATCCAGAATTTATAGAAAAAAATATGGTTTTCTTTTTTCGGGACGGTTCAACAAAAGGTGTAGGTAATGTAATAGATTATTAATTTTTAATAATTATATTTAAATATATTTAATTATATTACTATATAATATAAACCAGCTTTCTAATAACAATACTCAACTGTCTCTTATAGAACCTCCTGCAAAAAGAATACAACCTTTTTATTTTATTATTTTAAGTGTTTTATTATTACTTATAAGTTTTTATTATTTATATAAAAATGTACAATCATTTAAGGCAAGCGATACTAAAGAAAATCGAATTAAAATTAAAAAAAATATACGTAATTCAACATTTTATATTATAATAAGTATTTTTTTATTACTTGGTTCCATATTTTATCCGTCTTCCCCAAAATAAATTATACACATAAACATCTATTTGTTTTTTTAATATTTAAAAAATATTTAAATATATTGTAATATATATTTATGAAATTTAGTGTAACAACTAGCAATATTATTACGATTATTTTGGTGTTATCATTAATTATAAGTATTCCATTAGGTTTAGCAGCTTTATTCGTTTCTCCAAAACCTAAACTAGTAAATGGTAAAACAATTTATACGTTTGATACAAAAAAAAATTTAGCTATTGCAGGGGGGGTTTTATTTTTGGTACCATTCCTTTTTTTATTATTTGGTAGTTACCTATTGTAATTTTAATTGTAATATATTTTATAAAAAAAATTAATATAATTTTTTTGGGATTGTTCAACAAAAAGTGTAGATAATGTAATCAATTATTTAATAATATTTAAAAATAAAATGTATAGTTATATATATATGTCATCCGATTCCAATTCCAATTCCAATCTTTTATTCTTTGATAGTAAATTCTTTATAGGAACATCTTTTGTGTTTTTTTTTATAAGTGCTATATTGGGCTTTATTGAATATGTATCGACTTTCGAAAAGGAAAAGGAAAAGGAAAAGAAAAATGTTAAAAATTCACACATTGTTGCATGGATTGGTTTTTCCTTTATAATGCTAGGTTTTTCTAAATATATATATAGTGTTTATATTAATAAAAAACCAAATTCTAGTACTTAAATCAAAGATGCTACAATAGAATAAAATTTTATTGGATATCCTTAAATATATTTGATAGTATGTCCTTTCTTTTTGGCCTACATAAATTTTTTACCTATGAGAGAAAATAATTAACTTGAATTTTTTATTGTATTCTCAAAATTTAGATAAATGTATTTTTTTTTTATAAGTATCTTTTTAAACCAATAGATTTAAAAAGATTTTATATTTTTTTATATAATATATATAATACTATATAATATGATACATCATTCTATTGAAACATTAGCCGTTGCAGCTATAATAGTAGATACTATTGTATGTTGTTTACTATTATTTAATAAAAAAAGAGGAAAAACTATTAAACAATGGTATAACGAATTTACAATTGGAGCATATGTT